TATTACCCATTGGGGTATTTGTGATTAGGGCCTTACCAATATAGTCTGTACCTTCCTTACGAAGTGATACGATACGGTGTGAGACGCGATCTAGATTGATCTGAGGACCATTTGGATGTCCAAGTTCGCCCATAGCGGTCTTTGTTTCGACAGCTTCCTTCATGTAACGGGCAACTTCTTTGTCCATTACTTCTTCTGGATACATACGACCGTTGCGGTTCTTAATAGCCGACTGAAGGAAGACGCCCTCAATATAGAGGTTCTTTGAACCGTCTTCTTTAGCTTCTGAGACGTACTGTAGTTCGTCAAGAACTTCTGTAATGAGTTTCATTCTACCCTCTTATACCTGGAAATATTGTGAGTTAGCTGTTAGATCTGGTCCAACCTTTTGTAGCTCAAAAATAATGAACCCGTTAGATGTACCAACAAAATCTACTGAAAGATTTGCTTCAGCCTGACCAACTGTAATTGGCATACCAGCGCCGGCATATTCATGCTGACCCGTCGAATCATATACCGCTATAGGTGTTGTATGGCGCTTGATGATAATATAGCCGTTAGGATCAATACCCCATATAGCCTGTGTAAGGTATGCACCTGTAAGTGTCTCACCCGGTGAGGCAATATTAGAAACAGAGTTATTACCCGTTACTCTAATAGAGCCACTGCTTCCATTTGAAACGTGAATAACTACTGATGTTCTAGGCTTATTTGATACGATAGATACAGCCATTATTCACCTCTATTTTCTAATGCAAAGTTGAGAAGCTGATTAACACCTTCACGGGTATCAACAGTCTCAATCATCTTGTTTTGGTTATCACTATTTAGGGCTTCAAAAAGACCGAGTAATGTATTGACATGAGCTTCTGAAAGACCTTCCAGTCTCTTTAGAAGACGCTCTTCTGGAGTAAACTTGATCTCTTCAGGTACATACTTTTCAATTGAGCGATTAATAATGTCTTCTTTTGTAAGCTTACCAGCTGCTTTCTGAATACCAGTCATACGCTTTACAGCTTTGCTAACAAGCTTATGACCTTCTGCTTCACCTTCAGCGTTGTTTCTAGCTAGTGACATACCACCAGCAATACCTTTGCCAAGGACTTGATTCGACGCCTTCTTAACATATGAACCAAGAGTCTTCTTTGAAAGTTCATCGATCTGCTCAATTTCTTCCTTAGCCATAACCTTAGCTTTTTCGACGCCAGCCATTCTGCCACCGTATGACTTACGGCTAGCTAGTTCACGACCCTTAGTGCGTTGCTCACCACCATGATCGGCGATAGACTTTGCTTTCATTCTGTAGCTGCGAAGTGTGTCATGGGATAGTTCGTCGAGAGCCTCTTCCTTAACTGGCTTCTTTTCTTTAGCAAGTAGATCGCGAACCTTCTGTGCTGTCTTCTTATCAGCATCTGTAGGCTCATCAGCTGTAGGTACATAACCCTCTGTAGCAGGAACCTTAGCATGACGCATACGAATTTTTTCGTGGGCCAGAGCAACGCCACCATAGCGCTTATCAAGCTTAGCAGCGGACATACCTCTATGACCACGAGCATCTGAAGCCTTAGCTGTATAGTCAGTTAGCTTCTTAGCCGAGATCTCATCAAGCTCTTCTGCTTCTTCGTTCATCTTAGACTTTTGACGCTTTAGCTTTGCAATTTGTGCTTCGATATTCTTACGAGCAATTGGACTTGCAGTAGCATTCTTCTTACGAATAAGTTCATTAATCTGCGCACCAATATCTTCGTCAAGCTCTTCAGCTTCTTCAGCAACACGCTTAGCTGTCTTGGTAGCGATAGCATAAGCCATTGACTTATCCATCTTAGGATCATCGCGCTTAATAGCCTTAACGACTTCTTCACGCTTCTTCATCTCAGCTGGAGTAAGAGTCTTTTCGTCGATTGAATTGAGAAGATCTAGAGCTTCGTCAAGAAGGTCATCTAGGTTTACGTCTTCCTTAACTGGAACCTTTGCGCCACCATAGATCTTTTTAGTAGCTGTCTTAATACCAGCTGTACGCTTACGAATCTTCTTATCTTCGTCATCAGTATTATCGTCGTGAGCCTTATAGTACTCACGCTCATCTTCAGCGTTCTCTTTATCGTCACGAGCTTTATCACGATAAGCACGTACCATCTTCTGTGATAGTTCGTCTAGCTTTTCAGTTTCTTCGTATACCTTTTCGTCTTCACCAACATCATATCCATGGCGCTCTTTCTTGCGCTCAACAGTCTTAATGTTAGTTGCCTTGAAGACATCATCGCCGTTGCCGTTACGATCCTTGTGCTTGATCGTTACATGCTTGTCAACGAACTTCTGCTCGTCCGGTGACTTTGGCTTGTATACTTCTAAGAAATCTTTAAGCGTCTTCATCAGTGAAGTCCTCGTCGTCTAGGTCTAAGTCGTCTAAGTCTAAATCATCTAGATCCAGATCCTCTAGATCATCATCACCGAAATCGTCGTCGTCTTCGAATTCATCTTCACCAATATCATCTTCAGCATCGTCATCAATATCGAGCTCATCAGCATCATCTACCTCTTCAGGTTCCTCTTGCTCACCATAGATGGATTGTGCAAGTGTAATACGATGTGCTTCAACAGCGTCTTGAGCTTTCTGCTGCATTAATTGGTTAAATGTATCAGCGAAGTCAACAGGATTCTTTTCAACTGCAAAACCAAGTAGATCTGTTGTATCTGCCATAAAAATTATTCCTTTAGTCAATTATACTGTATATTTATAAAAAGTTATTGCCCGGGTGGCTGCTGTTGCTGCGGCTCATATGCTTGAGGCTCAGCGCCACCTTGATCTTGTGGTCCGCCAGGAGCATTCTCTGCTTCGTTAGGATCACCAGCGTATTGTGGGTTATCCATTTCATCAGCGATCTGCTCATCAATCTCTTCCATCTCTTCGTCAGATTGACGTAGAACCTTACGGCGAATCCACTCATGGGAGTAGTACTTACCGGCGTAGTCGTCAATGTCACGAAGCATGGCAATTCTATCACGGAGAATTTCTGTCTCTTTAAGCTCTGCATAGTAGTTGTCTTGCGAGAACTTATAACGAATATTCTGCTTTAGTTCATCCCATTCTTCAGCGGTAATAATACCTTTGAGAACGAGTTGACGTTCCATAATCTTTGTAAAGAGTGAAGCAAACTTATTACGAAGTCTTGCAATAAACTTAGCAAACTTGACTTCGTCTCTTGTAATTTCTGTAGCTCTACCAAAGTTAAACTGGGTTTCAGGGTCGAGGCGCGAGATTGGCACGTTTAATGACTTATATAACTTACGTTGGAAGTAAAGTACGTCATCCATCTGACCCAGGTTCTGTCCGCCTGGTAGAGTTGTGATTTCTGTACCCTTACCACCTTCACGGCGAGGTAGCCAGAAATCTTCAAGCATTGTCATGAACTTACGATCATCTCTGATTTCACCAGTAGATGAGTCATACACAAGCTTATTCTTAAACTTTGTCATCTGATCGCGCAGATATTGTTCAGCCTTCATCTTAGGAAGGTTACCAACGTCGATATAGAATATACGACGCTCTGGAGCGCGAGAGATACGATAGATAACCAGCGAGTCTTCCATAGCTCTAAGCTGGTTAAGAGGCTTAATAGCCTTATGTAGATAAGACTGTACAAGATCGCCGTTTAGTGAAGTTAGACCTGATGTACAGTGAATAATAGAGTCTTTGGCAATACGAAGACCGCCGATAGTATTAGAAGGTATTGAAGCATTACCAGAGGTCTTAGCAAAGCCCTTATCGTTAAAGATGTAATACTCTTGACCATCTTGTACAAGAGCAATGTTATTGACAGCCTTCTTGCGCTTTTGTTCTTTGATCTTACGAATCTTACGTGGATCGATATAGCGAAGCTCTACGATACCGTTCTTTGGATTCTCTTCATCAATAATAACGTGATAGTAGAGTCTTCCATCTACATACCAACGTCTAAAAACTTCATAAGAGAGTTGATTAAATTCTAGGAGATTGAGAACATCTTTGAACTCTTCGATAAAAAGCTTCTTGATTCTATCAGGAAGTTCTGTATCATCGAGAATGAGTTCAACTACTTCTTGCTCTGGCTCTTGTGTGATAACTTCGTTTACAATATCGTCTACAGCCTGATCCACTTCTGGATACATGGACATTTCGCGATATCTGTTAACTAATTCTGCTTCTGTTCTAATTGAACCATCAAGATCAACATAGGTGCCATAAGCACCACCTTCGGCAACAATCGCCGCGCCGTCATCAGTCTGCTTGGGAGCAAACGAGATCGGCGCGGGTTGTTTTCTTTTTATTTCGAAGCCGAAAAGATCAGCCATAAATTATTCCATTTCGAAAAAGAGTAGTTATTATGCTACTCGTCCAGTATTTCCGCCTACAACTTCGAAGTAGTCGTATGCAAAAACTGCCTGGAAAAGTTCAATTTGATCAGTGTCGTTCCAGTTAACGTCGATAGGAGAAATTTCAGTTGGGAATAAGCCGTAGAACTTATATGTTCTGATCGGAGGCCCACCAGCCTTAGAGAACTGTTGAATTTCTGCCT